TTACCAGTTTCTTTATACTTTGCAACACAATTATTCATGGTTTCCATAGCATTTACCAGACCATCACCAAAATTTATTTTAGCGGGTCCGTATTTATAACGTGCCATTTCAACCCTGTTTTTTCTCAACTTATCGAATTCTTCGTTATAATCATTAATTTTTGACATAATTATTCCTCGCTTTCACTTACTTCGGGCAGACCTGCAATGCTTGTCAGCACCGACAACACGCCTGCAAGCAGAGATGCCGAGCCTACCGCAACCCAGTTTACATCTGTCATCACGGCAGATACACCGATTGTTGCAATAGCTGTCTGTGCGACCGTTTTAATAGCTCTGACGGCTGTTGCTTTCGCCCAATTTCTGGTGAAAATCTTTTTCATTTTCAATCTTTCCTTTCGCTGATTTTTTCGAGGTCTTCAATCCGATGATTGGCAACCTTAATTTCTTCGTCCACAACCGCATTGTGCTGTTCAATCGCATATGTGCGCTCAATGAGATTGTTATGTTTTTCAACTTTCTTTTCGAGCTGTTCAATGCGATAGTTCGACATTCGGTTGCTTACACAAATGCCACCAAGCGTGCCAACTAAAGTACCAAACAGTGATATAACCGATACAATTACTTCGGGTGTCATTTTACTTCGATCTCGCTTTCTATCGGCTCATCAACGGTTGGATTGTCGCCCCACACCGCCATGACAGCGTTATAGTATTCATCAGACAGCACCGTTTTAAGCTGTTCTCTGCCCGATTTGCTGTTCATGTATGCGTTGCGGATGTTTCCGCCGACCTGCATTTCTTCACCGTTAAAGGTCAAAAACTGCTGTCTGAGTACCGAAACGCTGTACTTTGTGAGCATATCGAGTGTGATTTTTTCTTTAAGTTCCATTATTTTTACCTCCGTTATTTAATTTTGTACAAGCAAATCACATTAATTTGCTCGCCGTCTGCAAATGTGTAAGCCGTCTTATCCTGAGTCGAAAACTGTAGCCAAGTGTTATTTTTCGGAATGGCAAATTTAAAGAGCTTGCCAAGGTTTGAAATACCGACACAAAAAACATTATCCTCGGAAATACATTTGTACGGCAAATCAATCAGCGGACACATGCTATTGCCGGCAAGAGATACTGCGTTCATTTTGACGGTTGCACTGACAATTACAACATCACCAATCGTCTTATACGTACAGCTTGCACTTTTGATTTTATCTGCAACGGTTGAGTATGGTGTAAGCGTTGATGTTCCGCTTTCGATATATGACGAATCGTATTTAGTTGCAAGAAGCTTGTCCGTTTCTTCTGATGAGTAGGCTTCGTTTGCGTCGTAATAGAAATCGTTCAGATATTTAACGCTCGGATAATTAGTGCTGCTGTCTGTAATGTCCGTTTTGGAGCTCACTTTGTTTGAATTGTCTTCTTTTGGTTTAAGTGCATTGGCTACGTCTGTTGCGTTTGCCTTGCCTGTAAGAGCTTTCTCTGCCGTCTGCATTCGTGCTGATAACTGACTGACCGTGCTTTTATCAGCTTTGTCAGAAACAGACGAATCAATCCCGTTAAGCCTTGCTCCAAGTGAATTATGACCGCCTCTTGCTGTGGCAACCTCTCGGCTGATTTCGGCAAAACTGCCAGCACTTTCGCTATCTATCTTGCTGTTCTCAGCGAGGCTCGGTGTGACTTTAACTTTTAAGGTCAGCGGAGTATTTAACACCTGCGTTTCACCGTTTGCAATCTTAATTTCGATTGCTAAAAAGCCCGACATAGACTTGAAATTTTCGAGCGGCACGGTAATCACATCCGCCGTGCTATTCAGTGTGCAAGCGACTGAATCTGAAATTAAATATCCGTCCGTCGCAAAAGTCGCAGTTACTGTGCAATCTGCAAAGGTCAATTTTTCACCGCTGGCCGTCAATGTTACATCGAGATAGCGCGTTGCTTTATCGTTGACATTGACAATACCAACAACATTCGGTGCGTTGCGGTCATTTACATCAATTGTAATTGACTTATGTTTCATACTAATTGCCATTATCTTTTAAACCTCCTTTGGATTTTCAACAAGTCAGACATCGACATACTTAAGTCGCCGATTGTAATTTCCTTGTATTTCTGAGATATGCTATCGTAGACCGTTTTTGAAATTCTTCGGTTCAAATTCGTGCCGTCCGGCATTACAACCGTCACTTCATCATAAAGTTTGATTGCGTGCATTTTAGTGAGCTCGTTTTCAAGAGTTACCCTTATACTCAGAGTTTCCGATGTCTGTTCCGTCGAATAGTTATAATCAGCAACCGCATATCGCAAGGCATCTCTGACTTCTTCGTAGTTTTCGCCGGTGCTTGTGTTTAAAGTGTATTTCTTGATTTTACTTGTGCAGTCGTATAAATATGTGTTTTTAATACTCCGTTTTAAACCTGTTTCATATGGTTCAGGACTTGACACGACGACTTCTTTATTATTCGTAGTGTTACATCGTGCGTAAGGCATAACATGTGTATAGTAATTGCCGATTTCAGCAGTCTGCTTATAATCTGACACATTAGCGCCGAAAGCTATACGATAGCCATTTTTCGCACCTGCTGTACTGATTTTGTTAAAATAAATGTCAAAATTATTAAAATACAAAACACCGTCAAACTGATTTATCAACCCTTCGTCATCGTCCTTGAAGATATCCTCAAACTTTACTGCCTGCGAGTAGCCTAAGTAAATTCTTTTCTTTGCTGTGATTGATGAACTGAAACTAAACCACTTATATGGGGCCTCCGTAAACCACATATGCAGAGGTTCTCCTACTATGCTGTAGTCTCGCATAAAGTGGTCAATGAGTTCTTTCGGAGTGCCATACATCGAACCGTCTGTTGCACGAGGAATTGTGCCATTTTGGAAAAACATTCTTGACACATGTTCGCCCGACACGGTCAAATCACCGTTTTTATCGACCTCTATTTTGGTCACATAAAAGTACTGTGGTTCAGATACATTATTTACTTTCGCTTTAATATATGAGGTTATTTTTATTTTTGACGCGAGCTTATCTGTGCTTTTTATTTTCGCACTAAAGCTGTATGTGCCATTTTGCTCCATTGTAACCAAAAACTCGGTGCATTCGGTCAAAAAACCGAAACCGTTAGATTCAAACAATGGTGTTGAGTTTTTGTAAAAGTCAGCAATATTGTACAAAATAGGATACATTACAATTTTCTCCAATTCGGCTTAATTTCAATATCGGTAAACGCATTTGCGTTTTTTCCTGAGAGTTTTATTTTATTCCATCCGGGCAAAAACTTTGGAAACTCTGTACAGCTTATGCAATTGTTTGCTAAGCTCATGCCGTTATCAAAAAAAGCGGACTGCTGTTCGGAATCAAGCTCAATATAATCCTTATCCGATGAAGTTTTAACAGTTAAAGTTTGACCGTTATTAACCGTCAGCGTCAACGGATTAACCTTTGCACCTTTGTTGATGATTTTAATTAAAGGCTCGGCGGTGTAATTTTCAGGATTATAGACTTCGATTTCTGCGTTTTGTGTCGAAGTTAATTTCGGTCTGATAATCTCCTGTCCCAAGTCACTGTACCAGAACGGCACTCGGCTGAAATTTATTGTTGTTGACAAGCAAAGGGGGGCAACCTCTTCTATTGGCTCAATTCCAGTACAAATTGCTTTCGTAAAATAACCGGGGTTGTATGAATCCCTAAAGATTTTATACTCGCCGTCCCAAACAGTAAGCCACTCTGCAAACGCTCTTACAAGCTCAGCGTTACTTTCGTTGGGCACAATGTATGGATAACTGTTGACCTCAAACTGCATTTCAACATTATCGAAAACACCATTGTCAGAAATTACTCCGCCGTTTTTGCCGTAGACAGAAGTAACGTCAAAATTACGCTTTGCAATTTGATATTTGGGAGGTGTAGCTATAAAAAAGCCTAATGTCCGCAAATTGGTACCGTTATATGTAAAACTATGCCTCATCTTTAACCTCCCCACTTCGACGCTTCACCGTCAAGCGTTTGCACAATTGCAGTCGATACACGGCGGTTAAAATCATCAACATCCATATCATTATTGATATGGACATCGCCTGTAAATTGAATCTTAATCGTAGGCGAATTTGTAACAGCTTTCAACATTTGACCGTTTACTGTCGCATTTTGACTTTGCGTGCGAATATTTGCAAACTTGCCGTTAATTGCTCGAATCGGATCACCTTCAAGTGCTGACAAGGTTCTTGAACTCATAGACCTTGCCGCCTTTTCTGCTTCTCCGATTTCGTCTTTAATGCCGAGTGGGTAACCTCGTCCTAAGTCTTGTCCTAATTTTCGGCTTTTTCGGGCAGGCGAATGTGAATCTTGTGTTTTCTGAATAGCACTAAGACTTAATTCTGCAAGTCCTCCTGCCGACTTAAATAATTTATCGGTAAGGCTTCCAGCACCGTCCATATAGCCTTGAACTAAGTTTTTGCCTTCTTCGTAGAATTTGTCATAAACTCCCGAAAAATTATCAAAGATTCTATTGACAAGCGACTTGCACGAATCATCAACTTTTTTGTTGGCGTCTTTGTCTTTCGTACCTTTGCTGGTGCCCTCAGGGATGCCTTTACCGGCTTCTTCGCTGTTTGGTTCGAGTTTGTTAAGCTCAACGGTTGCCTTATCTACAAGCTCTTTTGCATTATCAACCATTTTTTGAGTTACGCCCGGTTGATTTTCGTCCATTGCAGTTTTTAGCAGTTCATAGTTTGCGGTAAAGTTTGCAAGCTGGTTTTCGAGGCTTTCTCTTGAACCTGTTTCGGCATCAATAAAACCGTTTTTGATTTTCTGCTGTTGTGCGTTGATTTCGTCAGCTTTACCCGTGGCGATTGCGGCAACCGTGCCGTACATATCATTGTACTTAGCAAGTTCAATTTCTGCCCTTTCCTGCAATTCTTCGGCTTCTTCGACTTGGTCTTTTGTTACGCCTTCAACCCCGTCTTTGTATGCCGTTCTTAGATTCTCAGCATTTGTCTTAAAATCATTGACCTGCTGTTCGAGAGTGTCTTTGTTGCCTGTTGTGTATGTAATAATATTATTCATCAAATCAGACATTGCAGCATCAATTTCTTTGGTGTTGCCCTTTGCGTTCGCCGCTGTGAGATTCTCATAATTTTGGATTGTGGTGTTATAATCAACTACTTTTTTCTGATATTCCTTATACTTGCCATCTGCTTTGTCAAACTCTATTTGTTTAGCCTTTAAATTGTTTTTGGCTTCATTTTGCGCCTCGCTGTAAGCTCTTCCGACGGATTTTGATAAATCTTCAAAATGTTTATACATATTTTCGCCGTTTTGAAAATCTTTGAGTATTTCTTGGTAATACTGCTGAGATATTTTGCCGTTTTCAAAACCCCAGCCTGCATATTTCAAAGCCGTTTGACCTGGCGAAAGTCCAGTGACACTCATTTGTGTAACTTTTGCCTTAGCTAAATCTACATCTTTTTGTGCGTTTTTTTTTGCTACATAACCATTTGTAACATCATTTTTTGCGCTTTTTAAGCCTGATACAGCAGTTTGATAGGGCTCTTCAAGCGCAGACAACATAGCAAGGGCTTTCTTTGATTCAAGGGCATCATCCATTGAGCCTTTAAGGTCTTTATAAGACTGAATAACATTGCCGTTCCAAGTGATTTCATCGCCTGTAACTCGGCTCAATTCATTGGTAATAAATTTTGCTCTGTCCTCGTAGCCTTTTTTGACTTTTCCGTTTTGGTCTACAATACCTTGCAATTCGCCCCACAAATCGTCATAATATTGAAATTCACTTTCAACCTCTGATACCGCATCTTTTTTGCTCTGCACATATTCATCGTTGGCATCTTTCAGCTCTTTGATTTCTTCTTTTGCTTTTTCCTGAGCTTCGTTAAGTTCTTCTTGGGATTGTTTTGCACTGTCGTTAGCCTCTGAAAATGCCCAAATTTCGCCTATAGCACCAACAACTAAACCTGCAACTAATCCCCACAAATTTGCTTTTTGAGCAGTGTTAAGTCCCTCTTGTGAGATTTTAGCGGCATCTGTTGCCGCTTTCAAAGACTTGTAAGCTCCCCACAGATTTTTGATTTCTGTAACTATTTTAGTGGCCTTTTTACCCGACCAAATAGCAGTAGTTAAAACACCAATCTGTTTTAGCGTTGGAATAATATCATCTGTATGCCTGCTCGCAAATTTACAAAGTTTTTTTACCTCGGGGAATAATGATTTGCCGATAGGATTAATGACATCAGTTTGCACCGTTCTGCCAAGGCTTGCCCAATCGGCTTCAACATCATCGTATTTGATGTCTTTAATCTTTTTCATGGTATTTTTGGTCTTGTCGGCGGAGCCATTAACTTTCATTAAAGCTTTTACTCCGTCTATGCCCAAATCTTCCCACATCGTACCGAAGAGGTCAACGCCTGCCTGATTCTGCTTGACCTTATCGTCCATCTCAAAAAGAGCCTTTAAGACTTCTGATGTTGCGAATTTTGCGCTGTCTCCGCCTTTTGCAAATCTTGCCTGCAAATCCTCAATACTACCTTTTGCGCCTTTGCCTGCTGATTCGAGATTTGCAAGATTTTCTTTAGCAGTTTTTAGCGCCTCTGAATATTGTTCAATTTTATCGGCATTCCTTTGCTTTGTTAATTCGCTCGTCGAATTGTTAAAGCCTTTTTGCTCCTCTTTTGCATAGTAAAGATTTTTTTCGAGCTTTGCGACTTCATCTTTGGCTTTTTGAATGTCCTCAGCTGAGGCTTTTGCGCCGTAGCCGAGAAGAGCAAATCCCTCCTGCGTACTCGAGGCTGTGTCCTTAGAGCGGATGCCAAATTCTTTCATCGCATCGCCGAGCTTGTCGATACTGAAAGTACCTGCTTTAGAGCCATTTTCAAGCGAGTTAAAAAACTCGTTCGCATCGTAGCCGAGTTGCTTGTAATGTACGGAGTATTCGTTGATTGTGTCGAGCAAATCTCCGTTTTTATTCAGACCTTTTTGACTGCCCTGAGCAATAAGATTAAACGCTTCATCGCCTGTTACACCGAACTGTTCCATAAGCATGTTCGCCGCTCTTAGCGTTTCGACGAAGTCATAATCATAGGCATCTCTTAAAGTAAAGAGATTTTCGGTCATATCCTTGAGCTTGCTTGGATTTGTTTCGTTAGTTGTTTGCTTAATCAAAGCAAGAACATTCGCAACTTCTTCCTGAGATTCGCCGAAATTCCCTTTGTAAACATCTTCAAGGACATCTTTGTACTTTGTCATCTCCTCGGCGGTCAAGCCTGCTTGTGCCTGCAAAGAGTTTAGCGCCTTTTGTTCGCCGTTTGCGCTTACAATTGCGCCTGTAACAGCTCCGCCAATTGCCGTTGCTGTAGCAGTAGCTTCTTTTAAGGCATCGCCAACAGCAGATTTAAGGTTGTCAGCTGAGGATTTAACCTCATCCATTTCTTTCTTGACCTTGGATAAATCAGTTTTATTCGACTTATTTTCAAGGTTTTCAACCCCATTGGCGACTTTATCAAATTCGTCTCTTGTCTTGTCGAGTTGTTCGTTAAATGAGTTAAGTTTGCTTTTGGTTTTTTCAACTTCACGCTGATAAGCTCTGTACTGTTCGGTTGAGATTTCGCCGTTTTTTGCCTGTTCCTCTACTTGGTCTTGCACATTAAGCAATTGATCAAGAGCAGACCGACTCTTATCGATCTGCTCTTTCAATACTTCTTGCTTTTGAGTGAGCAGAACGGTGTTCTCAGGGTCAAATTTTAGCTGCTTATTAATCGCAGTCAGTTCTCTCTGCAAGCTCGAGGATGAGGACTGTACAGCTTTTAAGGATTTCTGCAAGTCTATTGTGTCGCCTGCAATCTTAACGGTAATGCCTTTAATCGTTGCCATATCTGTCCTCCAATTTCCTATATCGGTTCATAAACTCGCTGTACTGCTTTTCCGAGATTTCTTTACTTTCAAATCTTTCTGTAACGAAAGGCAATACAGATTTCATTTTCCGATATTTGTCTTCATCTTCGTGGATATTCTTATTGTTTCGTAATGCAAAATATGTTTCGACATAATCGATCACGAAACCTATTGTAAATCTTTGTAAATCAGCGACAGTCAGACCACACCTGACGGCATAAGATAAGACCTCTTTTGCCGTCAGGAAAGTTCCGTTTAGGTCGCTGTCGCTGTCACTTTTGGGCTGTCGCTTTTAAGGCTGTCAACGATGAGCTTGATAATTGTGTCGGTCGCTGAAATAGCGTCCTTAATACTCACATCTTTTGACCAAGCTTTAAAGTTTGAAATTGTATCGTCTGCCGTTTTTGCCGCTGCCCATAAAAGCTTTACAGCAGAGCCAAATTTTACATTATTAAGGTTCTTAACGAGAACACGGTCGGCATCACGCAAAAAGCTGTGCCCTTTGAATGTGTCCTCGTAGATGAGCATTGTGTATGCTGTAACCTCAACCTCAACATTTTTATCGTTAATAACAACTGTGTCTTTCATAACTTAGCCTTTAACCGCCTTTGTGTTGTCTGATGAGGCCTGATCTGTAGGAACTGCCGATTTTGTAGCCTTTACAGTCGGCACTACAACGCTTTCGGGCAGAGTGTCGGCATAAGATGTATAGCGTACAAAGTCATTGTCAGGACGTGGCTTTGCTGTGACCGTAAAGGTCGGGAACTGTGGGTCGAAGTTACCTTCAGATGTCTTGTCGTTCCTGCTGGCTCTTGCAGCTACGCAGTCAAAATATGTGTCAATCTCGTAGAGCTTGTCACCTTTGTATGTTTCCTTTGCAGCAAGAAGAGCAAATCTCGGCATTACTTTGATACCGCCCTTCTCAATAATACCGCCTTCTGTGGCTTCATCGTTACCGAACCAATCTTTTTCGATGTCGTCGACTGCTGAAATAAGCTCAAGACTGATTGTATAGCCGCCGTTCGCACTCGCTACAATAATAGGCAAGCCGTCAGCATAGATCGTGTTTGAATCGCCGATAGGCTCTGCACCAATACTTCTGCCGCCTGCCTCATCAGACTTAAACCACACAGGCTTACCGTATGTGATTTCGCCTGTACTGCTTTCTGTAAGTACGGCATAACCAACTTTTCTAATAGTTTTGTTCATTAATAAGCACTCCTTATGTTTTTAGATTCTTTTTATTCCGCTCAAATCACCGCCGCCAAAAGCTTCAGATGATTTAATGAGCTTTTTTATTCCGGCTTCAAATTCATTATGGATTTTTTCTGTAGCCGGAGCAATGTGCATCTTCGGCTGTATCGTTCCGCCTTTTTTACCTCTCTTTTTGTGTGTTTTTTCGAGGAGGTGTGTAAGCCGGTACTCAGGTTTAGCGGCATAAACCGTTTTTTCATAAAATCGAAATGTTTCGTTTGTGACCTTTAACCTAAATGATTTGCGATATTTTTTTCTTTTGCCGACAGGTGCATTTTCCTTGATTTCGTTTTTGAGCTCTTCGGATTTTTCATCAACCAACAATCTTACGCCCATTTGCACATCAGCCGAATAGGTTGACAGTTCTTTCGATAGAGCGTCTCCGAGGCGGTCAATACCGACTTTTTGGTAATTACTCATCAAAAGTCACGCCCAAAGTGTAATAGCTTACGCAAAGTTTATTGGTTGTGTCCCACGCTCGATTCGGTTTTTTCCAACCTAAACCGTTTTCGTTGAGCCACTCCTCAAACTTTGTTTCGCTTGTGTGGTCGTCTTTTGCCGTGTAAAGTTCGATGATGATTTTTGCGGTTTTCCAAAGCAATTTACCGTCTGCGTAAATTCCTGTTTCTTCATCTTTGAAATAGACGAGATATGGGGCAGGAGTTGATTTGTTGTAATCTGCCTCAACGCATTTAATGCCACAAGACTTAATGAGTTCGACAAATTCGTCGTAATTCTTAAAAAACATCTGCACCACCCTCATACAATCCCCTCTGTGATAAGCTCAAAATTGAGCAAGGGGGATTTTTGCTTTTATCGTGCTGAATTTGTTCAATCTTGAACCGTGTGCCGTCAATGATGACCGCCATATCCGTTCGCAAGTTTTCGTCCTTGTGAATATGTATGACCTTTGACAGTTCAATGTCATTTTGTTTCGCTCCGTAAAACCGAGTTACTCCGATTTTTTCATTGCCGAAACGATATTTTTTCAGGCTGTCGGCGATGATGTCGTCGTTTTCATCGGTTTCATAGATTTTCGCAACACCGTCATTAAAGGTTAAAAAATCTATGTTATTCTTCAAAATCATAGCTTTTCACCTCATATTCCTGCCTTAATTTCAGAATTTCGCTTTCAAAATTATGGTCGAACATTTCAACTGCGTTCGAGTAAGCGTATCTGCAATAATCAAACAACAAACTTCTTGCCCTTGTTGCTCGCTCAAAATCCTCATCAGTAAGCAGAGGGTTGTAATCGCGGAGGTGCTGTTTTCCATTGGCTATAATTAACTCAATTTTTGACTTTGTGCTTTCATCTGTTTCGATGTGCTCACGGTCAAAATCGAGCATATTAACTACATCGTTCACAATTCCCATTGTTCAACACCTCCGTGATAAATTAAACTGTTGTTGCCTGATTAAGAGTTACCTTAATTTCAGCAGGATTGAGCGCCGAAATATCAAGCTTAATAAAATCGTTCGTATGAAGCGAAAAGCCTGTTGCGTAAGCCTTAATAAGATAAACTCTGTTGTCTTCGAGAAACTGATACTGGTCAGAGTAATCAAGCTTACCTTCCTTACCTGTTGAGAGGCAGGCTTTATATCTTGAAAGCTGACCGATTACAGCAGTACCTTCTGTAACCATTTCAGACGGATAAACATTCGTCGGGAAGGGGAAGAGGTTGTTCTTGTACGAGCCGTCTGTGGCAAGCACAGTCGTCGCAGGAATAATCTTTGTGAGATAATCAACAGGATTTACGATAAGGTCAACCGATGTAATGTTGTTGGTTTTACCGCCCTTGCCCTTTGCGAGCTTTGCAACAACATCCATATACGACTTAATGTCAAGGCTTGTGAGCTTTGTTGCTGTTTTTTCGGTGTATGCACCTGCCTTTACAGTGCCCTCGGGGTCTTTAAGCATGCCGATAGGCTTTCCGTTGCCGTCGCCGTTGATAAAACCGTCCTCGAGGGCATAGGCAAGCGCATCAGCAAGGATTCTGCGGACATATGCGTCGATGTATGTTGCGCCAAGGTCGAGCATATCCTTTGGAACCGGAATAAAGGCGCTTACCTTAGATGTTGAGAAATCCTTTTCCTGAATAGTTCCGGCAAGCTCCTGTGTGATTTTTGAGTTTAAAGTGCCCCAAGCGGCAAGCTGTTTTGTGTCTGTAGCAAAGATTGCCTTAACAGAGCCGTATGTGTTTTCGATGCCGATCGCATCAAGCAGAGGATGATTGCTGGTAATGTCCTCAAGCACGGTGTCAAGAATCGTCTGAGGAATTGTAACATCAAGACCTGTGAGTGCCTGCTTAACATCAGCAGATTTTGCCGCTGTTACAAAATTGTTGTAAAACTTCTGTTCTGCGCTTGTAAGCTGTCTGAATCCTCTCTTGGCAAGGATTGTGTTATCAGCTGTTTCACCAATTTCTTGTGCAACGGAAATAATGGACTGCTGAATGCTCTCCGCATACTCGTTGAGAGCGTTTGTCATCTTTGTTTCGTCTTTTGATTCAAAAGCGTCTTTAAAATTCTGTGCAAACTGTGCTTTTGCGTTTGCAAGTAAATCAAGATTTTTCATTTTTCATCTTCCTTTACAAATAATTTTTGGTTTTAAAAAGTTCTTCAAAAAATTCAAAGCTGTCCTTTTCTTTCGGTTCAGCCTGTGGTTCGGGCGGTGTCTGCGGTTTAGGCTTTGTTCCGAGCATTTTTAAAAGCTCTGCCGCTGCCTGTTTTGCTTTCGGGTTTTTCTTCTGCTGTGCATCGTTAACGATTTCTTTTGATTCCGTTAAATCGACAGGATCAACGATTTCATCACACAAACCGAGGTCAAAAGCCTCTTGTGCGGTCAGAAATGTTTCAGCATCGAGCAACGGTTCAAGCTTTTCTCTTGTAAGCTTTTCGCCTGCGTGAACAAGATAAGAGTTTGTGCTTGCCGTGCTGATTTTTTCAAGCTGTTCAGCGTAATCTCTATGTTCTTTCGCATTTCCGTAACAGCCTCCGACCGCATGGTGAATCATCATTGTTGTGTTTGACGGCATTACGATCTTGTCAGCCGCCATTGCGACAACAGAGGCGATTGAACAAGCCATACCGTCAATGTATGCAGTGACCGGCACTCTCTGCCGCTTGAGCAAATTGTAAATTGACACGCCCTCATCAACATAACCGCCGATTGAGTTAATATAGAGCTCAATGCCGTTAATTGTTTCGGCTTTTTCGATTGCTTTACGAATATATTCAGCGCTTGTCTTGGATTCTACGAGGTCGCCCCAAATATTCAAGTAGCTCGGCTCAATTTCACCGTAAAGATATATCTGCAAGACACTCTGATTTTCGGCAATCTGCTTGATGTTGTAATTTCTGCTTTTCATTTATTCACCACCTTTCAGAGCGTTTGCTATTGTTTGGTAATTTTTAGTAATGTAATATGTGTGCGCCCAAGCCTCAGAGCAAGGGAGCATGTTGCAATATTTTTGAGCCTGCGCAGGTGTCAGCACACCGCTTGCAATTGACTTATCAAGATTATTCGCCTGACTGATCGCGTCAATATGTCTGACTGTCGTTGTGTCAATTAAGAGATAATTGCCTTTGTTAAATTCAGCACCGCCGAATCTCTTTTTTGTAATCTCTTGCTCAAACATATTTGCAATCGGATCAATTGCATTACCAATAGCGCAATCCATAGCGTCCGAGAGCTGAGAGGCTTCACCGCTTAAAATTGCCGGCGGAATGTGCAAAGCGTTGCCGACAATCGTGTACGCCTCAGTTTTTAACTTCTGAATATCATTAATCTCGCTGTTCGTAGTCTTTCCGGCATCGGTTGACGGCTCGGTGTAGTGCATGCCTTTGTACAGAGGCATAACGGCGTTCTTATTCGCGTAAAACGCTTTAAACTGCTTTGCCAAAACTTTGTTGTAAGTTTCAGCGAAGTTTTCGTCGCCGAAGCTGTAATTATCCATCTCTAAGATGCCTTTATGTCCGACAGCTTTGTTATATCTTTCTTGAGCTGATAACATTAACTGCTCGTAAGTGTTGCACATATCCGATAACAAGCCGTTAAGAGCAAAGTTGTTATATCTGAGGTAAATTACCTCACTTTCAGGAAAAATGCGCTGATATGTAAAATTTCGGCAAGTAACGCCGCTGAATGTGTCGTCAATCAAAGCGTGTTCCGTTCTCGAGAAGCTATCAGCAATCATAAGCTGATTATCGGCAGTTTCAACAATTAAAAGCTCATTGTCAAAAATCAGTTTAGCCACAGCTTGTGTAAAAAACTCGATTTTTGTTTGATGTTTATTTGGCGAATAGTTCCACAAATAGTATTCAGCTTTGCGACTTTCTCGGTTATTGCTTACCGTCACAAATTCGCACTTTGCCAAACTTCGAGCAATAAAATCAATCGCCGTAAATAAGGCGAGTTCCGTCAGGTGAAACCTCTGTTCATCAACTGTTGAGCCATCCTCGCTAAATTCCGCTGCAACGGCATCTTTTTTAAAGAGATTTTTCACCCAGTCTACTACTTTCATTTTTTCACCTGCCTTTTTCAGCGTTTTTTATTCTTTCCTCAGCAATTTTGTAATACTTTTCGTCAAGCTCAACACCGATAAAATCACGGTTTGTGTTTATGCAAGCAACACCTGTTGTTCCACTCCCCATAAATGGATCTAAAATTGTGAAATTTTCCTTTGAACTATTACGGATTATTTTTTCGGTAACCGAAATAGGTTTAATAGTTGGATGTTTCCACATTTTTTTATCTTTTGTATTTATTGGACTTAGATAATATGTTTTTGCATCTTCATAATTTTCAGGAAATAACTTACCTTTTCCTTTTCTGAAATAAAGTAAGTATTCGGTGTCGCTTAAATATTTATTTGAATAGGTGGGCAAAGCGTTCGTTTTGTGCCAGCAAATAATATCAAATTTGCATTTAAGTTGTCCGACATAAAATTTTAAATAATCATATATTTGTGCTTTATTGCACCAAAAATAAGCATTGATTTCTTTCATAACTCGCAAAAATTCTTGTCCGAAAAGTTCAATGTCATATCCATTAATTATTTTTGCTTTCTTGACATCCGCTAAAGATTCACTTAATTTCATCATTTTGTTTACAGTTCCGCCGCCCTTTGTGTTTAACACATAAGGCGGATCTGTCAGTAACAGGTCAACGCTGTTATCGGGCAAAGTTTTCAGCACTTCAAGACAATCGCCCTGAAAAAGTTTCACCATTTTTCATCATCTCACATTAAAATACAATCGCGTTAAAGCAATTCTCAATTTCATCAACCGTCATCGGCTGATTTTGTTTCAACAAATCAAGCTGTGTATATGCGGCGACGAACGCCATAAATCCGTCTGTTTTTCGTGATTTTGGCTCAATCTTTCCGTATATGATATTGCCGTTTTTATCTTCGACAGCCGATGTGTTGTTTGTGTACCAACGCATAAGAGGCGAATCCCCCCAAACAATACGCTGATTTGCAAAATCAGAGGCAATCAGAGGAGCTACAAGCATTTTGTCTGACGGCCTTACAAGTTTTAGATTATTTCGTCCTTTGCGGTCGCATTCAAAACCTAACTGCATTAACGGCTCTTTTAAAAGCGTGTATCGGTAATTATCCAAAGCTCCTCCGACAATGTTGTAATGTTCTTTCTGTTCTCTCAACCAGTCGGTGACGATTTCAGGGGGGATTTCCACCCCGTCAACCCTTTGCAAATCCGGCTGATGAGCGTATGGAAATTTAATTCGCCCAAGGTCTGAGGACTGCGAGCAATACCACGAAAATGGCTTCCATACGATTTCACTGTTGATCAAGAACATTAAACCTATTCCCAAAAAGTCAGTAGTTTTTGTGTAGTCAATGCCAAAAACACACGGCTTACCTTCAAGGTCGGGGAGAGGTCTGTTTGTTGCTTTGACATTGTCCCACGAAGTTACAGGATTTGCTTCCGTTCCCTGTGGACGGTTCATTCTTTTCGTCATGAATGAAGAGTTATTATTCGGATCAATTTTCCAATTCTCATATTCCTTCCGAAGTTCCCGAAGTAAGTTTGGAAAATACTGCAAGCTCGGGTTCGCTTCGTACCAATTTTGCTCGTCATGGACCTCTTTGTCATCGTTCAAACGGCAAATAAAATAAAGCGTGCCGTTGTCAGGCGCATCGCCGTTTAAGACTTCAAGGCCTCTCGCAAACTCTTGGTCAAGCGGACCGTCTCTTACATATCCCATTGTTGTGGTTGTCGTAGTTCTCGGAAGTGGCTTTTTTCCTAAACCGGTGACAAACACGTCAATAAGCTTGTAATTTTCATATGCGTGTTTCTCATCAAAATCAACCTTACCCGGTCTACCGCCGTCTTTCGTTTTGCTGTTCGATGTTCTGTATCTGATTGTTGAATTTGTTTTTATATTTACAATTTCGGTTTTATTCCACTTAAAATGCCGCTGCATTTTGGTTGAATTGTTTTCCAAAATTTCGTAAATGTCGTTAAAGCTTGTTTTTGCTTGTTCTTCCGAAGTCGCACAAATGTCAATGTCGTAGTTTTTTACACCGTTTACCGGCGTTATAAGTGCAAAATCCTCAAAAGCTAAATAGCCGTTCTTACCTGAGCCTCTTCCAACAATAAGCACAAGGTCGGGAAAGCGTAAGACGCAGGGAGCTGAATATGTACAATTATGCAATGCAAAACAAAATTTTTCCCATGCGAAAAGTTCATAAGGAAAATATTTCTGCAAAGATAAATACTTTTCAAGCTGTTCTTCGTCAACATAAATTTCTTCATTCTCAAAGACATTTTCGACAAATTTTATCAGCTGAATTTGTTCACGACAGACACGATATTTACCGCTTTTAACAAGGTCTATATACTCATCTATGACTTTACAGTTCGTCATCAGATTCGCTCTCAACTTTGTCAATCGACAACCCCATTTGTGAGAGAATCGCTAAGCGCTGTTTGTTGTACATTACGGCATTTTTTACTGAAGGGTTGTCCTTAATATATTCTTTGCCTGTGGCGCTGATAGCTTTGTATGTCAAGCCATTTTTGCGGATGTCCGCCTGCATTTTACGCTCAAGTTTCGTACAAAAAATATAGCTGTCAATTAAATCTCTATAGACTTCAATGTTTGCACCTTTCAAGGCCAGTTGTTCAATCAAGCTGTCCTTGATTTCTGCAATTTTAATCTGTGCCATTTGCTTCTCCTCTCTCAAAAATTTCTTGTGCGCGTGCGCGAGACCAAACTGTCGTGCCTTTACACCGTTATCCATTAACCTCAGAATTTTTCGATTTTTTACCCGGGGGTATGCTTTTTTTCGCTCACCACCGCTCAGCAAACTCATCTTTTAATTTTTTCGATTCGTACTTGTGATGTTCTTTGTAATGACAGTCCTTGCAAAGACACTCAAGATTGTTAATGTCAAGAGCAAGGTCAGGTCTTGCTTTAAGATACAGCTTGTGATGTACCGCCTCGCACGGGCTGTATTTACCCACAGCACGACAGCGTTCGCATTCGTAATGTTCTTTCGCTTTTTTTGCATCTCGAATTTTTCGCCAGTCAGCTGTTAAATAAAATCTATATGCCTTGCCCTCACGGATTTGACGGACGATCCAGTCCGTAGTTACTTTTCGTTTTATCATTACAATTTAATTTTACAACAGGTTTAATCGCTTCTACTGACATCTTTCTTTGTGCAATATGTACAAATGTTAAGCCCACGAAGTTTTGCGCAAAGCAATCGTGCTTCTTTTAGCCAGCGAAACACCGTGCGTTCGTCTGTATAGTTATTGACAGCAAACTTGGTCACTCTCAAATTTATTTCACCTTTGTGCAACGGCTTTGTTGGTGCAACAAAATAAACAGCGCTGACAGCTTGACGGATGTAGTCTTTACCGCTATTGGTCAAGGCATTAAGTGTGTCTGCCACAGCAAGCAGGTCAAGTTGTAATGCTCGGTGCATTGTCTTGTCAGCTACAACCTGTGCTTTGCTTGGAAATCCAAGAGAGGCATAAAGTCTAAACTGTGCAATTGTATAATCTCTTGTTGTATCTCTCAAATCCTTGCACCTCCGATTTTCTTGTGTTTATGGCTATTGGCTAAGTAAGTAAAATGAAAAGACGCACCCGTGAAGTCATTTATCCACATTTCGTCTTTGTAAAAATAATATCCTTCGGGACAAGGCAAAGCCTCACCTCGTTCGAGTTTTCTGTATTCTCGTTTTTTTCCTTCAACAACTTTGACCTCAGGCTTATTGAGATTGCGAGATGTTTTCAAGCGCTTCTTACCATTGACATCTTTTCGTATGTATTTTGCAAGGTCAGCATAGTTTCCGTCTTGGTAGAGCGGAGTAAAATTTATGCCGTTTTTCCATGACCAGCATTCCGTTAATATTTCACGCACGCAATTCTCAATCACGATGTGCAGATGCCAATTTTTCCCGAGCTTGCCACACTCACAATAACCGATGTATTTAAACTTGATTTGTTTCTTATCTGTCCTGCGTTTC